ATTGCTTGCACGTTGAAATAATCCTGTTTTATTACCAATAAAATTTGCCCACCATTGTGGATCAATTATATCCTTAAACCAAGCAAAAGGTGTCAGCAACCACTTAACTTGTTTATTAAATTTGATTATTACTACTATGAATAGAATTAGAAATAAAATTATATCCATTATCCTTCATTCAATGTGCCACGAGATCTACGAAGTTCTCGTAGTTCCTCAAAGTCTTTTTTCTTTGTACCACCATCATATGGCCAGGCATATCCCTCACCAATCATTTGTTCGTTGAGTGATACATTATCATCGCCAACGTATAACCAACCAAGCAACCGACCATACTTACCCATGCCACCTTTGAGTTCAGTTCGTATAACGAGTTCATCATCTCCATCTATTGCTCCCTCCAATTGTTCTTTCATCCAGTTTGTAGCATCAATACCTAATGCTTTCTCTTCTAAATCCCTTGTTCTTTTCTCAGGAGTATCAACTCCTGCAATACGAACTCTTTCTTTCTTATATAAATCAAACCCAAGATCAATGGTGACATCTATTGTATCTCCATCAACTACTCTATCTATCGACACTACTCTAAAGTTGTAGCAACTCTTCCTGCTCGGTGGCACCATCGCTCCCATGATCTAACTCCATGAATGATTCTATAGCTGTATTTATAGCATCAGACGGATGAGTCATATTTTTCTCTATTTCTTCTCTTCTTTGATTTCTGATAAACATACCTTGTATCGCTGTCCAATGATGAATGTTGTAAACATCAAGATCACCTCTCATCTCTTCTTTTGGTAAAGTAGGTTTAGGTTTAAGAGGTTCATCAAAAGGAGGGCAATAAGTTTCTCCCCCATCCAAACGAGGACTACAAGCTTGTGCTGCAGCACACCATGCTACTGCACCAATAATACAAGTTGCATAAATTTTATTCATTTGGCCAGAAGTGATCGAATCTTAGTATGTAGTATATCACAATACTAACACAAATTACAAGTATTGCAATCATCCATACAATACTCCAAACAATCATATCATTGACATTGCGTGTTGTAGTTCTTTCGCATGCTTTAATTCATCTTCTGCTATCTCTGCTATCTTCTTATCCTCTGGATGCCATGCATTATACTTAACATAAGTTTCATAAGCATGTGCTTCAATCTTCATGTTGATATCATAAGCGTTAAGAGGATCGACAAGATAATACCCAACCATGATCCAATAATAAACCAAAACAAGGTGTTTGGCAAAGAACCGATCAATCCAATATTTATTTCCTTCTCGAAGTTCCATCTCTTCCAAATGTTCCGTTTCATTTAATGCCTGATAGAAATGTTCCTTCATTAAGTATATGTGATCTTCTCCCCTAAGTCCTAGTGACTCACGAAAATGTAATACACTGATAAATGAAAAGTACGGTGCTCTTGCAATAACCTCTAGCACCCAGAACCTTTGAAAATCTCTACCTCTGTATAGAAAGTCTAGAATGGTGATGGTGGTGTCTAACACCCATGTATTAAATTGTTTCATACCCAAGCATAATATGTGGACAAATAAATTGCGATACCAACTGTTCCAAACAAAATACATGATGATCTGATTGGTAAGTCTTTCATAGTACCTCTTTATCTTTGTAAGTATTTATACTTATAAGATTTCTTTTCTAATCCAGTCTATAGGTAGATCAGGTTTCCCGAACATATCAAGTTGTAGACCATTAGCATCTACGAAGAGATCGTCTTCCGCTTCCTTTCGACAATGCTGCCAGTAATATGTGTTATCTTCTCTTCGATATAGGTACGAAGTGTCGTGTGAAGTGATGGGGAACATTGCAATACATGTTTGCTTGTGTTGCCAACAGGGGTCAAGTGCTCTCTTTTCATATTCAGTCACGTTGTCTCCAATCATCAGACCTGGTATTTCTAAACCAATCTGCTATATCATCAGCACCATTAAATCCTTTCTTACTTGACTTAGGATCTCCTATATCCAAATACTTTAAACAGGATCCATCTTCATCTGTTGCCATCCTCCTTGCTATGCTTATCATTCCTCTAGCTGATGTATTTGCCCTTGCCAATTTCTCTGCCCATATCATATCTTCTATCCCTACTTCTGTTCCTGCTGCAATAGATTTGCAGATGCCTTCAAGACGAAGACGATATTTTGTAGATAACATTTACTAATAGTATTGATAAGCTTGTACTATCTATTAGTATAGCAGATACCTTTTTATTGTGCGTTCTGATTTCAATAAAAATTTACTGATTCTCGTAAGGATTGATACTTTCTTCGGTTCGTGATAAGGTAAAATTTCCTTGAATCTATGTGTCATTGCCAATACTCATCTAATACATCTAATACTTTATTAAGATATTCATTCGCTCCAATACATTCCCATTGTCCTTTCTCTCCTATCTCGCACTTATAGTGTAGTTCTCTTTTAAGTTGCATGAGTCTATTCGTCATTGCAACCTTGTCTAGTCTACCGTTCATTATTCTTCCTTGATACAATACTCTGCAGCATGCGGGTTATCGAAACCTTCCAGATCTTCCCTTGCTTGTTTTATAGCGTTATATGCATCCTCTGCGTACTCACATATTTCATAATGATGATTCTGGTTATCATGATAACCTACTGTGTAATGTGACATTTTAGCACCACAATTCTACTATACTAGCTATAATAGCATAGCATTTCAGTGTGTAGTTGTGTATCAATTATTGCTTTTTGCTGATATTAGTAGGTTGCTTACAACAATTCTCATCATGATCTTTTTGTAGATCAGCTATAGCGTTCTTAATTGTAGTGATACGCTTTTTTGTTTGTTTTTGGGAGTTTTCCACTTCTGATTTTTGTTCCTGATGTCTCGCCTTCGCCCTTCGGATTTTTACCTGGATTGGATTTCCCTAGATTTGCAGATGGTTTTGGTTTTTTACTTTGTGTATCGTGTAGTCTTGCAGGTTTGTCTTTGTCTTTTGTAATGACTGACTCTTGACCATGCTTGCGTCCTAGACGACGCATCACTTTTCCAAATCTACGTTTTGACATTCCTTTGCCAGGACTTGTTTGGTATGTGACCTCACGACCTGTGCCTTCTTTGCCATCGTCGGATTTGTATTTATATTCTCCTACACCCTTTTTGTAACCAATACCTTTTTTCTTTAAATCTTTTTCGAGACCTTTACGTTTAGCTCGATTCGCTTTCTCATCAGATCCCCTATCAGCACTTATATTACCAGTCTGTTTTGTCTTAGACTTGGTTAACATACGTGTTGTAGGATTGCCTTCTACTAATTTGATGAAATCCTGATAATACATAACTTTTAAGTTTTCTTTTTGTGCCAACTTATTTGCAGTTGCATACATGACACTCTTAGCGTCATCCCCATATAGGCGATTGAAACTCTTCTTCTTGCGTTTCATCGCCATTACAATTTTCTCTGCCTTTTGATTTACGGCTGGCATTATCCACCAACTACTTGTATTTCTTCAAGTGCTATTGCATTGCCTGTGACTGCTACTTTAGTAGCACGCTTCATGACTGCTTGAGGTCCTGATGCGTATGTGTAATCAGCTGATGCACTTGATGAGTCTATGTCAGTACTAACGAAATTACCTACAACTGCAGTTATCTTTTTACCTGCAGTTCCTGCAGAAAGAAAATTACTATCAATAGCAGGTGAAGTACTATCATCTTCTACAGCAATAAAATCTCCCACTGAGAATGGATGACTTGATGATGTTTCATGTAGGTGTCTACCTAATGTATAATCTGCTGTGGAATCGTCAACACCTTTCACAATCTTTGCATGACCTGGCTTACCACCTTTAAGTAGTAATGCTTGATCTTGAATCAAAGTGATTGCAGGTCCGTCATTAAATGCTACTGTAGCATCTCCTGCGGTTGCTATAACACGATAAAACCCAGTCTTTACGACTTGGTATTCTGTGGCACCTGCTGCGATTGCGTTTGTGCTTAGTACGTTAAGAACTGTCATTTCTTGTCGGTTGTCTTGTCTTCTGTATCTTTATTTATATTTTTTAGCATCTTCTGTAGATCAGTCGTGCTTCCTACAAAGAGTGCATTGGTAGTATTATTAGTCACCTTCTTATCTTCTGCATCTAACTCTTTCATCTTTCGTTGTAAATCTATAAGTTTCTCTGTAGTATCTGCAACGTTTTTAATCATCAAAGCAGCAACTTCATATGCTCTAGGATGATCACTACTCTGTGCAACCTCTAGAATACCATCTACTGCTTCTTGTCCTTTGGATACTAGATTGTGCATCTGTGCACGTGCAGTCTCGTAGTCATGTCTTACATCATCCTCTTGACTTTTTTTAAGAAGAGGTTTAACTTTATCGACATGCTTCTTTAAATCACCTTTCGGTTCTTCTCCAAATGCTTTGTCTAGTCCAGAAAATTCCATTAGATTGCCTCATCCTGTCCACTTACAGGATTGTATTTCTTCATGTCAGTATACTCAGAATATATTTCACCGAATCCAAAGTCATCATCAGATTCTAGTAGAGCATTATCAGCAGCATTAACTATGAATACATTTGATCCTACACTATGAACTGTAGGAGTTGACTTCTCATATCCTCTGATAACACTTAAATTATTACCAACCTTATTAGTGACTCTCATAAGTTCAGCACCAATGTATATGTTGTCATATTGATTAATACCAGAAGCATTAGCAACTGAGAAACCAGTAGCAGTTTTACTAATGGTAGCAGAGAGAGTTGTTGCTACTGTACCATCTCTATCAATAGTAGATTCTGGTTGTACAGTATATCTTCTTGCTCTTGGTGCAGTGTTTGTATCTGTATTTGCATAGTAATCCACTTGAGTTTTTCTGACAACTTTTGCATCTGTGACAGGACCGTAAAGATATGTTTTAGCAGTAAATTGTAGTGTGTATATAATTGCTCTACGAGTTGCAAAGTCTCCTTCATAGTCATCTTCATAATCTATACTTTGTAAAACTATGGGTACGTCTTTTGTTTCTCCTATTGTTGTTAATAGTTTTACAGATAGATTATAATGAGGTTGAAATATAGGTAATATCTGTTCTATAATTTGTAAACCATCATCTTGATTTTTCGATATAATTGCTAGTTCAAATCCTATATTATAAGGAACAGGCATGTAAGCATTTTTATTTTCGTCTGCGTCTTTCTTAAATTTAATTTTTTGTGTAGGTGATACTTTTCTTGAAGAATCGTATTCAATACCACCTATCTCAAATGATAATCTTGGAAGAGTTATCTGCACTCTTTTGTTTGTAGGATCAGGGTTCTGATCTAAACGTGCTAAAAATTTCTGTTTAGGACCATAAGCAAGAGGTACTTTCATGACCTCATCATTCCTTCGGATCTCTATATTATTAAACAGAGTTCCAAAAGATACAATTGTCTTACGAAAAATTTCGTTGTATGAATAAGTTCCTAGCATTAGATTGTGTTGTCAGTAATAGATCCAACTGAACCAAATGGATTTGCTTCAGTAAAGTCAATGATCTGGTTATCAAGTGTTTCAAAGTCATTGTTTTGATCGTACTCAAGATTTTGATTATCGATCGTATTATATGTAGCAGTTGTCCAAGATGCACTAGATGTTCCACCAGTGACAGTCTCAGGAACTGTAAATGTACCAGAACGATTAATAACGATCAATGTTCTAGTAGCAGCGTCAAAAGACTTAACTTCAGCAGTGACATTAGATGTACCACCAGTAATAGTTTCACCTACTGTAAAGGTGCCAGTGCCACCTGCTACAAGACCAACTGTAATCGCATTTGCAAATGCAGTCTCGATTGCATCGAGTTCTGTAATACCTGTGTTGATCTCCTCGTCGCTGTACTCGAATAGTTCACATTGACATTCCCAAACATAATTTCTACCTAACTGATAGAATGGTCTTTCTACTTCTACAAATTTGATTTCAAATAAATGTTTGGTTATTGGGAACCAAATTAAGTCCCCTTCGTTTGGTCTCCCTTCGACGTTAAGCGTGACACTGTCGTCCACATGCTCTTTAAATTTCTCACGGGAGAATATAAAAGTTGTCTTGTCTTCGATACGGACTCCAAATTTGCTAAGTAACTCACCTTGTCCTTCCCATCCTTCAGCATTATTGACATATGCTCTAAT